ATGGGTGGGTCGCATGCATGAAGTGTTGAAAATCGAAACTTGGACAACTGCAAAAGCGAATATACTTATCGAGCATCATGGTTACATTTGCACACGTGAGAAGCAGCGCGAGCGGTTGCTTCGCAACTTACGTGGTGTAGCGCAGACGTTGGATGACTGCTGGGACGACGCCAGTCTGCGTGAGCACTACTTGCACGTGATGCAGAGTAATCTTGATGCCTATTTCAGTATGTTACACAATCATTGAGATCAAGATATGCCAAGCGTATTACATGGCGGACGTTACCTTGTCGTGTACACTGCGACACTTGGTGCCACACCGTCAATTGGATCGACGCCTGTGTTCACGTGCGACGCTCAAATCAAGACGCAGGTGGATTACAACGCTACCGAGTCGCACAAGATTGATGTCGAGCACATCAAAGACGATTCTGGTTTGCAAAGCTTCATCGATACCTACGTTGACATTACGCAGACGTCTGATGTGGAGACCATCACATTTGAGGATGGTTCCAAAAGCTCAAGCACGCCTACTGGCAATGCGTTGTTGCTCATCGTCAAAGGTGGGCTCTCTGGAACAGCGCGTAAAATCTATACAGCAATCGTCAAGATTGACCCATCGTCTGGCTCGTGGAGTCAGGAGGGCAACAAGTACAATCGCCCGAAGCTCGCGTTCAACAGCGTCGAACCTGGTGGAGTGGTGACAGTGCCGACCACCTATTACACAGGCATCGCTACAACGCCAGGACAGATTACGTTCGGGCTTGGAAGCGTCAAGTTCGGCAAGGTTCACTACGCCTAACGATGATGGTGCGCCGAGTAATGTAGCCCGCTATTGGTTATACATACATGCCTTTCAGCTCTTTCCACTTCACTGCAGAGCTCGGCGCACTATTATTATTCACAATCACAACAATAGACAATGAAGCTCACAACACCAAAGCGCACAATTGAGGTAACGCTCCCACGACTAACGCTGCGAAATGAGTCAACGCTTCGTCAGTGGTACAATAGATTGCAGGACATTGCACGCGAGCATGCGCTGACTGGCGACGTGTTGGCGCGGCTGTTGGTCGAAGCGCAAAAGCGCGACTACGACCTAAGCCATCTCATCACGTCGAGCGGTTCATTGACAGAGTACGCTCAACAGCATGACGCTGAAGAGTTGCGCGACATGATTCTCGATATCATCAGCGGTGATGTTGAGTTGGTCAAGCTACTCATCTCCATTCAGCACTACCCGCGTACGCAGCAGGCATACTTGGCAGGCGTTGAATTCTTACGCGACGTGTGTGGTGTTACGCTCGATGAGGATGAATTGCAAGAGACGCCATACGATGAGGTGGCTCAGATAGTCGAGGAGTTTTTTCGATACTTGCGCTGATGCTTATGCTTACGAATTGCACATAAATCGGACAGAACCCCTTGCAACACTCAAGTATGTTGACGACTACGGTGATGAGCTTGAGGACACAAGCGCGATGCACTTACTGCCAGAGCATCTACGATGTTATGCATTGGCAGCGATGATAGCAGAGGCATTGCACATTGATTTCGAGACTGTGCTCGATTACGACTACAAGCATTGCATTGACCTACTGCTTGTAGTGAAGGCGCGAACGTGGCGAAAGCCGACCCGTAACCCATACGAAAAGTACTTGTAGCGATGGCAACAGCAGCGGAACTTATCCTCAAGATTGAGGCAGACGTAAAGAGCGCACAGGCTGCGATTGAGTCTGTGCGTAAGTCATTGCACGCCGCGCAGAAGGATGCACGCATTGTGCCATCGCTCAACCTTGCAACCGTCAAGCAAGAATTTGGCAAGGGTATCGCCGACATCAAAAGCAAATTCCAGGAAGGATTCAGCAACGTTGGTAGTGGTGTTATCGGAGAAGTCGCCAAGAATTTAGGCACGCTTGTCAATCCTGCTGGAGCAGCGATTGCAGCGGTTACTGCATTGGGCGGGGCACTGGTGGAGGGAACACGTCGAGCGCTGGAATTCGAGAAGGGCTTAGCCAACTTAAGTGTCATCACAGGCATCAGTGGAGACGAGCTTGAAGCGCTCGGTGACAAGGCGAAGGAGATTGCATTGCGCTTCGGCGGAGATGCAACGTCGCAGCTTGACTTGATGTCAATAGCGCTCTCGAAATTGGGTCCCGACCTTGCAAAGAGCCAAGAACAGTTTGCGGGCTTCATCGAGAACGTCAACATCTTCGCGAAAGCAACGGGGCAAGATGCAGCAACGGCTGGTCAACAATTGATGGACGTCATGTTGCAAGTAGGCGTCAACACAAGCGACGCCAACGAAGTATTGCGTGCAAGTGGAGAGTTGATGGATGTGTTGGCAAAGGCAGCACAGGAAGGGGCAGCGGAAACCTCAGCGCTTGCAGAGTCTTATCTCCAAGTGGGATCAACTGCTAAGCAGCTCAACCTATCCTCGACACAAGTTGCGGCAGCGCTTGAGGGGCTTGCGTTTGCAGGTAAAAGTGGAGCAGAGGCAGGTGTTGGACTTCGCAACGTACTCACGTCACTTGTCAAGACAAGTAGTGCAGCCGAGAAAGCACTCAACTCAATTGGTCTATCCTCTGCAGAGCTCGGGAAATCGCTAAGCGAGAAAGGTATCGCTGACACATTGCAGCTATTGCAAGATGGACTTCAGAAGCTCGGTTCTGACGCAGAGCGTAGTGCTCTACTCGTGCGTGTGTTCGGGAAAGAGAATCTTGCAGCAGCAGGCGGTCTGCTGAATAACCTCGACAAAATCCGAGAGCTCCAGAAGCGTATCGAGTCTGGTGCACAAGGTGCAGCGCTGAAGCAGGCAGAGACACGCATGGCAACGATGGGAGAGTTACTCGAACGGCTCAAGACAGCAGCTGGTCTTGTATTGGAAGCGCTGGGGAGTCAGGTGTTGAGGGTTGCGAATATGATTACAAGCGCATTCGGTGGTTTAGGGACAGACTTGAATGGCATCGTGAAAATTGTGCAAGATGTCGCATCAGCGATTGTGACAATCCTACAACCGCTCATTGCGTGGTTCGCGGGGCTCAACAGTCTTATTATCGGTACGTTGAGGGGGCTGATTCAAGGGTTGCAAGATGCTTTTAGTGGTCTCGGTGGAGGCGTTAACATTTTCGGCACATTAGCAGATGTGCTCAAGACCGTGTTCTCCGTTCTGTCTTCGATTGTATCGGCGGTCGCAAGGTTTGTCGGGCTAATCGTTGGTGGGGCTATACGATTGGTAATCTCTTACTACACGATGTTGTGGAATGCAATTAAAGCGGTCGTCAATTTCATCGTTGAACTGGTCAACAAATCAACGGTACTGCAGGGGATTTTCTTGGCGCTCAAAAACTACGTGCAGTCGGTGATTGACTCATTCGTGTCGCTCTACAATTGGCTCAAAAAACTAATCGGTGGGCAAGACGACACCGCGAAGAAGAGCGAGCAAGTTGCACAGTCACAACAGCAGGTTGCCGAAGCGACGAAGACAGCAGCAAGTGAAGTCAAGAAAGCAAGTACTGATTATGCAGCACTTGCTGCACAGTTAGATGCGGTAGCGCAAAGAGCAAAACAATACGTTGATGCCGTCAAGCAATACGTTGACCTTGCCGCTAAGCAATCATCACTCAATCGTGGCATAATCTCTCCTGACACGCAGACACAGTTAGAGGCAGCACGTATTCAGCTTGACCTACTGCAGCAGCGACTCCTCTCATTCGCACGGACGGCGGGGATTGAAAGTGCTATTCGTAAGATGCTCGCCGACCCTCTACAACTTAGTGTTGATGCGGCTAAGCAATGGGCAGAGGAGATTGCGAAGGCGAATCCCATCGTCGTCAAGGCACAACAGGAGATGCAGGCGGTCGCTGATGCTGAAGATGAGACGGCGGATAATGCTGGTAAGGCGGCGGAAGCTAAAAAGAAGTACCAAGAAGCACTATCGAAGGCAAAGAGTGAAGCGTTATCTCTCCTCAACGAAGTAATCAAGCTGCGTCAACAATCGCAAGAGTTAGAGATTCGCGCAAACGTAGAAAGTGCAAAGCGTGAGCTTGATGCAGTATCAGAGGAGCTCTCCAAACTATCAGACGTGACTATCGAGGTAGCACTTGATAACGCTGCCATTGACGCGCTGCGAAGCAAGTATGAGCGCACAATCGAAGACCTTCGAGCACGATTGCAATCGCTAAGAGTAGGAAGTGATGAGGCTAACGTTGTCAAGTCGGCGCTCGAAAAGGTGCTATCGAGCTACGACAAGTTCAACAAGCAGCTCGTTGAGAAGACAGCAGAAGGTGCCAAGCTAAGGCGAGATGTGCAGCTTGCTGCAATCAGTGATGAGGCAGAGCGTGAGCGACAGGAGCGACTGCGACGGCTCGATGAGGAAGAGCAAGAATGGTTGCGCAAAGCGCAATTAGTACAAGCTGGGGAAGAGACTATTTACGCCATCCGTGAGCGTTACGCGGCACTGCGCCAGCAGTTGATGGACACAGAAGCGCAGCGCTGGCAACAGCTCAACACAGAGATGCTACGCACGAGTGATTCGTTTTTGACATCACTGACTAACGCGTTCGGTGCTGCATTTGTAGAGGTCGGGCGCGACGCTCAAGAGGGCATGAAGTCATTCAATCGAGCGATTGCGAGCGCATTGATTGACTTGCTCGAAGCGATGCTCCCTGCGTGGATTGCTGGAGCAACTGGCGCTGAGATTGGCACCAAAGGTATCATTGGCTTCGGGACTGCTGGTGTTCTCGTTGCCTTGCTCAAGACCTTGTTCGCGGCTGCTCGTGCAGCATTACAACGTGGGTTTGCGTCTGGTGGGTTTACGGGTTATGGCAGCACACAAGACGTTGCAGGTGTTGTGCACCATCGTGAATATGTCATACGTTACCCGTATGCTGAGCGCTACCGTGAAATCCTTGATGCAATGAATAAGGGAACATACTCTCCATCGGTCGTGATGGTTCCCACTGTACAGCAAGTAAGAGTTGAGCTCACAGGCGCTCTGCAAGTGCGCGCAAAAGGCGATTGGATTGCTGCGCAACGGTCGGTTGCACTACGTGCGAGGATGGCGTCATGAGTTGGACTTTGAAGCTCGTCGCAACAAATGCATACATACAGACTGACACGGCTGGAGCTGTCGATAATTCGACGATTCAAACGCTCATCGGCTCCAGTGCTGCGTATCAGCAAGACATGCTCGTCTATGCCGCCAATCCTCAGCGCACGCTCAACACCGAAGCCAACATTATTGATGATGGAATTGCAATCGCAGCTGGCGAATACGTTGATGAGATGACGCTCCATGTGCTGCCGTATCACTTCCCTAACGATGATTCTGCGAGGCAAGCGTTGATGGATTACCTCACTTCCTATTATTGGTACTACGTTCGGAACGGTAACTATCCAGCGTGGTGGAACTCACGCGACCCCTCAAAGTGGTGGGCAGTCAGAATCGCGGCGCTTGAGCACGAGCATAAACACCAAACGGGCGTGAAGTACTTGCGTGTGAAACTCTATTTCACGCAGTGGTAGTATGGCAACGTGTCTATGGACAGACCATCCATCACGATTGTGGGGACGTGTGTGCATTGGGTTCTTCCCAGCGGGTGCGACGAGCTATACGTACGAGCGCATGTCGTATGACATCATCGACCCCACCAAGACCAAGCTCACAGCTGGATTCGAGTCGATGATTGGACTTGAGAGAGTCCCGCAATTGGAGCTCTCTCTCAACGTGCGTTCACAGTCGTTCGGTGACTTGTTGGCAATGCTACAAAGCGGTCCAGTGCTTGTGAGGATAACTCGAGAGATACCATCTATTATCGCAGGTAAGCAAGTGTTCCGTCGTGAACCTTACTCTGATTATGATGACACCGAATCGTTATGGACAGGCGTTGTCAATGCAAGGCTTGAAGTTGACTTGATCAAGGACGATAGTACAAGGCTCGTGATAGATGAGGCTGCTCATTGGGCGGCGAGCGAGTGCACGGGTGAAGACTACTACAACGCAGTGATTGCACAATCGTCAGCACATCGCATCACCAACATCGACGACGTGTATGAGATACATAGAAATGCGAACTATATCATTGGCTACTTTACAATTGGGAATTTTATTGATAAGCCCATCAAGGAAATTCGGCATTGGGGACCGGGCGGCAATTATAACTATACACGTTGGCAGTTTACATTCCAATCGTTCACAGAAGCAATTGTCAACAAATTGATGAACACGTTTCCACCGTTTTTATTGATCGGACAAACATTAAACACTTGGTGGATTGGGATCTTCATCAATAATAATGGTACACTAATCAGCCAACCATTAGATAAAGTTTACATTCCAACCGATTACGACACAAGTGACCCTAAACGAAAATACTGGGGGCTATCAGCATACATCAATCGTTGCGGCTCGTTGCGTGAAGCAATCAAGGAGATAGCAGAGTCACTACTTCAACGAGCAGTGTTACGTTTCATTGGAAACACTGTTCGTTTTATCATGTATCCGTATTTTGATTTTGAGCAACTATCGGCGAACTATTCATCTGCTGCTCTTGTCTCGCGCAAGTTATTTGCCAACGTGATTTCATCCTGCACAGTGACCGCCGACCGTTGGGGACACGAGCGAATCAAAGAGTACACGATTCGACGTGATAACCGCTACAACGATTACGGGGTAAGACTTGCATTCTACAACATCGTGCCGTATGGTAAGAACTATCTCCGTATGGATCACGCTAACGAGTGGCGAGCGACTCCTCAAGACATAGACTACGAAGGCTTGCGCAACGTGTACGTGTTGAGCGGTGGGCGATTGATACGTGCATGGTTGATTGCGCCTTACGTTGATGCCAGCCAGCACGTCAATCAAGTAATCAGCAAGCACGGGCTGATAATCAATCCGACGACTTCGATTTCGCCGAGCGACAACACAACCTACTTTCTTGCTGGCGCTGATGAGTACTCGCTTCGCAACGTAGTGGCTCGCTCTGTCGTTGCGTTGATGGGACAGACGTCAGCGGAGCTCCGCACGTACAAGATGCAAGACCATGATTACATGTCTCATCTTGGACGCAGTAACGGTTACGGCTATATGCTTGGCTACAACGTCGAGCTTGCAAGCGGTATCGCGGAATACACTCACTATAGAATAGGAACGACTGATTATGCCGATTGAAGAGCGTACAATAGGCGCACGCAAAATCCACCCGAAGCACTTGCTTGTCGACAAGCCTGGAGCAACGATTGAGACAGGGCAAGCGGTAATCCCTGCTCAAGACCGTGAGTGCTGGATTGTGGACTTGTACAGCGCAGTGGCACTAACCAATCCATCGGGCAACATCTCAATTGATGGCATCACAACATCACCAGGCATGACGGTGCTTGATGCGTATGGCTACGTGTGGGTAACGTCATCCACAGCGTGGACGGGCTACCCTCAACAGCCAACACCTGGTGACCTTGTGTCAATCTCACGGGGAATCAAGTACGGTGGGCAGACGCTCTTCGTGGGCAACGATTTTGTGCGCACAGCGAACGCGTCAATTGCTAATGGTTACTCGCTTCCCGACCCAATCCCCGACGCTCCTGACAACTCATCTCGTCTTGTTCCTTCGACGCTACTCTTAACCGATGAAAGTGTATCATTGTCACCTTACTGGCGACTCGTAGCAACGCAGAGTGGCAGCGTCTATCAAGTCTCTGCGATGGTGCAGGTGGTGACAACGTTCCTTGTTGCGCCGACGTGGCTCTATCTGGACATCTACCGTGATAACGCATTTTATTCACGCCTCGACGCACGTATCATCATTGTCGCAAATCCATCTATTCAAATCTTGACTGGCTCGCAGCTTGTTCACGGCAGCGGTGAATTCGACATTCGGCTGTGGGCGGATACATCATTTCCGCTTAACGTACCGACGAATTACGAAAGATTGATGCGAATCACTGCACACCGACTGCGATGAAGACGCTCATCATCTCGGATATACACATACCCTACCACTCAGAGACTGCGCTTGATTGTGCGTTTAGCGTTGCTCGACAGGAACGAGTGGAGGAGATTATCATCGACGGCGACCTCATCGACTGCGAAGCTCTATCACGCTATGACAAGCGTTATGACACCGTTGACTTCTCCCGTGAGATTGATGAAACGAAGTACTTCCTGCAAGAACTCCGCAAGACGTTTCGACGAGCGCGGATCCTCTACAAAGCTGGCAATCACGAGGAACGCCTCGAAACGTACATCATGCGCAAAGCTCCAGAGCTTGCTCACTTGAAAGCGCTGATGATACCTGCATTACTTGAGTTGCAATCACTCGGCATTGACTACATCAACGACCGTTCAGCTATCCAGCTTGGCAAGTTGTCAGTCTATCACGGTCACGAGATTGGCAGTGCTGCAAGTGTCAACGTCGCAATCAGCGTGCTCCGCAAAACACTAACCAACACGCTTTGCGGGCACTGGCATAAGACACAGCAGGAAATACTCCGCAATGCGGAAGGGCATCTCGTAGGCGCATGGATTAGTGGTTGCTTGTGCGAGTTGAATCCATTCTACCGACCAGTCAACACTTGGAATCACGGCTTCGCGATTGTGACAACTGATAGTGATGGATTCTTCTCTTTGCGCAATTACTACATCCAAGACGGGCGCATCTTATGAGCGCTTCTCGCCACGACGCTTCTTGAATGCATCCTTGAGAGCATTGCGAACACGAATGTAAGTGAGCAGTTCCACCTCCGTGCAACCAAGACGTTCGGCTATGTCTGCAAGTTCAATCACCATCGGCTTGCGTCCACGTCCTGGCTCGACGGGAGTAATCTCAAGGTCGTAGATGTAATTGTAAGCGCCTGCACGTGTGAGACGCATCAGTTGTGCGAATTCATGGATTGTCAACTTCATAACCAGAACATAGTTGATTCAACGTAAGCATTGATTCAGTGAATCTGTCTATCCTTTTCGTATATCGAACATCGTTGATAAGTGTATCATATCTCAAGCAACCGAGAAGTGTCTTGCGCGTCTGCCGCTGCACAACGATGATAACCGCCCACCTCTCATTTGTGACGTAGCTTTCCATCTTTTGGAGTAGCGTACGAGTCGGTTCGAGATTCTTTCTCGCCGTGTACTTGACTTGGATTAGAACTGTGCGTCGTCCAAGAGCGACAAGGTCGAAATCACTCTTGCTGCCTGCCGTTCGAAGACAAGGGATGTTGTAACGCTTCTCTAATATGTTGCGTATCTCTCGCTCAAGATTGACGCCAGACCTATAACGACGATTAGGCATAGCAGTTATCTCCATCGTTGTACCGTCTCAAGGCAGGGAGTAGCTCTTGCAATGCGTGACGTCGCTCGACGTAGTCACGTATCTGGGAATGGCGATGGTAGATGATGTAGGCGATGTGTATGCACGTTGGTGCTCCGCGCTGGTAGAGCACACAGTCACACGAGTAGAGCGTCTCAAGTGGGCTGTCCGACAACTTGACTTGCACGTAGTGATAGCGGCGGTTGTGTGACACCGACTCCACTGCATACGTTAGCACGCCACGACGGTTGTCGACATCACGTAAGTAATTACGCAAGTACAGTCGTTTTGCCGTGTCGAACAGCGAGATTGCTTGCTCGAGGGTAGTATATCTGCTCATAGCTTCTCCAAGAGGTTGTAATTGATGGATAGACGGAGCGTGGGACCGCTGACTTTCAAGCATTCCTGGTAGACATCGGGGTACTTCGCCTTTAGCTTGTCGGTGTCAACTGTCTTATAACTTGAGACGGAGTAAGACGCCACTCTCTTGCCTTTGTACGTTGCCTTCTCTGCGCCACCCATCATGAGTTCAAGTTCGAATTTCGCCTCGTCGAGAAGATGGTCGTATTGGTCACGCTCAATCTTCAAGCGATGGATTTTGCGCAGCAGTTCCTCGCAATCGAGCTCCACTACCTTGCCCTCTTCAATCTTGATTGACTCGCGATATTCCTCCGGGTTGTTTGCAGGAGGCGGGACTTGCGGGATAACGTGTTGCTCGTAGAATTGTAGTAACCGTGCCAACACATCCGCCGTCAGCTCATCATCAAATGCGATGGTTTCAATGTCGAGTTCTTGGTTCGAAAACGTAAAGACGGCGTAGGTACAGAGCGGCGCGTTAGCCAGCAGCATGTAGAGGTTGGCTTGGATGATGTATTCGTGTGGGATTTTCTCGTATCCTCGAGCGGTCGTCTTGATTTCGAGGATTGTTGACTCGTTGATTCGCCCGTCGATATAGCCATGCAACGGAGGAGCGCAGACGTACTCTTGGGCTTGCGTGCACATGATGCCGTATTCCTCTGCCAACATGTTTCGAACCCCATCCTCGAAGTAGCGCCCAAGAATCATTGCACGATTAGGCTCAGGCTTGACGCCTTCGACAATGCGACGGTAGGCATTGAGAGGTGTTGCATCCTCGAACTGCGACTCACCGATTGCCGACGACACAACAGAGCAACCTATCTTGGGCAGGTTATGCTGCTTTGCAAGAGCAGTCAAGCGTTGCAAGAGTTGCTTACTCTCATTCATGACTGCACCTCCTTAGTTGTTCTCGTCGTTTTCAAGAGCGTGCGATAGACTTCTGTGAGTTGGTCGTTGTTGAGTTCGAATAGTTCTGCTTTCCCATACGTCTTGTGGAGCCAGTTCGTGAATTTGACCTTGCGTACGTCGGAGAATTGATTGTAAATCTGTTGACACTCGTCAAGCATGACTTTGTCTATCTCCTCCTCATATGCATCGCCGAAGGTTAGTTCAGCGGGCGGCTCAGCTGTCTCCACAACTGTTGTGTCGTTGCTTGGTAGTGACGACAGTTGAGGCTCGGCAACCTCTGCTGCTGCATCGTCGATTGTGACTCGTTGAGCTTGTGGGACAGTATCAAGCTCGGATTCGTCGAGGATGCCAAGACCGACAATGGATAGAGTAACACGCCGCTTGGCTTTCGTCTCCGCCTTCATTATCGCATTCGCCAGTTGCTCGCCCTGCAGCCCTGCAATTGAGACTGCTCCTGTTGACTCGTCACAACGGCCGTCGGGTAATGTTGCTCGCGCCGTGACGACGTAGATATCGTCAAGGCGTTCACGAGATACAATTGTAATTGACACCTGATGCAGCCGCCGAAGTTGGTCTGTTGCGTCACGACGCGCGTACAAGGTTAGTCGTCCCGAGAGTGTGATGTACTCAAAAGGACGGGTGAGCGGATTGAGTCCCAGTGACTCACACAACGTCTTGTAGTAGAGCAGGCGCTCCTTAGGCGTTAGGTGCTCAAGGCGACCCTGCACAATCACTTTCTCAAGTGCCGCATCATCCAGCGGCTGGGGATTAGAGGGATACAGAACAGGTTTCATGGCTACACCAAAAAAGTGAAACAATTAAGTCAACTGGGATAGCGCAGCTTTAAGACGCTCAATTTCTTTTTCCATCGCTTTGAGTAAGTCGATTGCATCTTCGGTTGGTGGATAACTTCTGCCACTTATTGGCCATCCATATATCACAAGATCGCCACAATTATACAACTCTCCTCCATCCAAGAGTTGTATTATACGATAGACTTCGGTCTTATAGTCGATCATGGCTGGACCTCCTGAGTGGTGGATTGAGTAACCGATAGGTCAATAACACCCAACACATACGCATCACGCACAATTGCCGCGCAGTAGCGATGATAGTCGACATAGTCGAGCGGCAGTATATCACGACCCGTAATAACGAGTACTCTATCGCCCGGATAGTGCACATGATCAGGTACTCTGTCACACTGCTTGGCGGCTAGTGCATAGCAATCTATTGCGACAGCGCCATCAACATCGGTGGATATGTAATCACCAGGCTGTGCGTTGTAATCCGCATGATCAGGCGACACGACCATGATTGCAATCACAGCATTATCCTCGCGCCACTGGTCAACGACTTGGCAAGCAATGGGATGCAATTGGCGGAGACTAACATATTGCGACATGACTACACCTATATGATTAGTGGGACAATAATAGATAGATATTAAGGTTATTCAGAGGGGGCGCAGAGTGCTGCGCCCCACTCCTACTTACAAATTATGCATCGTAAGCGGTAAGATTGTAATGACGACGTTCGTAGGCATACTTAATATAGAGAGAGACCTGCTCGAGCTCCTTGTCGAGAAGTTTGCGCGCATCATCGTCTACATCAGACATACCAGTTTGCATACAGATGTGTTTGCGGATCTGATGCCACAAGTACTCATTAAGTGTCTCGGGCAAGTTGTAATATCGGTACGGTTCCACCGAGAAGTCGGGGTCATACTTACGGATAGCTCTTACAAGCATTTCTACGACAAGATCATCAGTCTCCTTGGCGATCTCGGCTTCGGTCTTGTTTTCAACGCCGAGCTCATTGCCGAGTACTGCTACCTTGCGGGCTTGCCAACGGAGCCAGCTAAGATTGCGATCCATATATGTGCTGTACAGCATGACTACACCTATTAGATTGGTTATACATACATGCCACATTGTGTGGCAATTCTTACGACGCAAAAATAAGTAATTTATTTTCGTTTGTCAAGAGGTTTTGAAAAATTTTTTTCTTTTTCCCTCTTGATGATTGTCACGGTGATTGCTATTACCGCGTCAATCTTGAGGTTTCCGGTTGCGAAAGAACAATTAACAGTCTAATTGTTACGACGCAAAAATAAGCAATTAATTTTGATTTTGCAACACTTTATGAAAAATTTTTTTTATTTTTTCGAGGGTAGTTTGGCACGGGGTTTGATAGGATTTTGCCATTTCATTACTCTGGCAATGGTGCGCTTGTAATTACAAGTGTAATGCGTATATTTGCACGATGGTAATATCCGCTCAACAACCAGATAAGCGCCGCGAGTATCGCAAGAAGCTGATCACGTTCCTGCGCGACTGCCACTACCTCGCCAACAAGCCAAGGCAGCGAAAGGATATCTTGATGATAGTCGAGGCGTTCTTCGAGCAGGAATCATTCTCCACATACGACGTCCAAGCGCTTGTTGGCAGGGGAACATCTTACAGCTATGCACGTAAACTCGTTAATCATCTTCTCCGCCTCAAGTGTCTCACGAAACTACCAGGACGACAATCACGCAAGACGCTTTACACATTCCACTCGCCGTCAATCATCAACCACATTCTCCCCACACACGCAACGAACCGCTCAGCGTACGAAGTTGCACCGCATAAGAATAATATTAGTTATTCCAAGACTAAAGAAGTGAAGCTTCGCTCCAATTTTTCATCCCATCAATCAGATATCAAGACCGTAACTCCAGCTCCTACCACTTCCAAGCCACCTGCTAAACGAAAACGAGAGTGCGCAGACGTCTACGAGCATTGCAAACACAAGCCTTCTCTCCTCAAAGAACCGCTCAAGGTAGATGAGCATTACCCATTCTGGCGTGATATCATGCGACATATACGTGGATGGCATCAAGAGCGAGGGCAAGAGTTCACGAAAACCTACTGCTCAATTCTCACGTGGTATTACAAGCAAGTCAAACCTACTATCTATCAAGCTCTCGACATCGTCCGCGTTGTGAACAATTACATCAAGCAAGGCGTCGTAAAAACGCTGCGACAACTAATATGGCGGATCACTTACGCTGTCAACCTCATCATGCGCAAGCGAACCATGAAGCAAGCATGGTTCTATCTACCGTCAGATCAGCGAGAGCCAAAGAAGAAAGACCCGCCAAAGCCTACATACTCGTCACCGAAAAAATCAGAATCGCGTAACATGAGAGACATACTAAGCGAGGTCGTTATTGCGTTGCAAGGCGACAAGCAAGAGCAACCGAAAGCACCTCCGAAGTACGTCGTGATTGACTCGTCGCAAACCTCTATTGCTGAGCTCTACAAGCAGCGGTTCGGAAAGTTACCAACGGATACCGCAAAAGTTACCGATATTACCGGAAAAAGTTACCGCGGACACGCCGCTAAACGCTTCCAGCAAAACTGGAACGAAGTATTCGGGCGCGAGTGGACAGAGCAAGACATCGAGTGCGTCCGCCAGAAACTCATCGCCTCCAAGCAAGGGCACCAAATCGATTCCGATAACACAGCGACCCCGCTCAAGGAATTCTGTGATGCGCTCTTGAAAGTGCTCGAGCAACGGTTATCGAGTTAGTATTTTCGCCATTGATTATGAGATATTTCATCGGCGACGATTGGACAATCACGTATGAGCTGACCGACCCTAACGGTCAGCCGATAGACGTGACAACTGCAACGGCACAGTGGCGGCTATATCGAGTTGGTAGTGCTCCGCTCGTGAGTGTTGCAGGCACGTGTGGTGCTAACGGGCGAGTTGATGTTGTCGTGCCATCGAGCACAACCTCGACTCTACTTCAAGGCATCTACACATGTGATCTCGTCGTCACACACTCGCCAACTAATAAGCGTACCTATGCGCAGACAACTATTACCATCCAGCATCGCCCATGACGCGGATCATCGTCAACGAGAGTCCCATTATTGCACGTGTGCGTGAGGTTGTCAAGGTTGACACGCCGCTTTCGGTGCCGCAAGCGAGTGAGTCGACGGCTGGTATCGCAATGATTGCGACGCAGGCGGAAACCAATGCTGGCACAGTTGACAACGCTATCGTCACACCGCTCAAACTTGCTAACTGGTCAGGACGGATCCGCAAGCACGTGACAACGATTGGTGATGGTTCAGCGACTCAGTTTGATGTGACTCACAACTTCGGCACGCGCGATGTTATCGTACAAGTGTTCAGAACGAGTGGCAACTACGACCAAGTTTATTGCGATGTGAAGGCGCACACCACTAACGTCGTGCGGCTCAACTTCTCAAGCGCGCCTGCAACGAATTCTCTTCGTGTCATCATCCTCGCGTAATCTATGCAAGACCTATCGCAACGTAAGCCACCGCAGCTTGCAATCCAAGCCGAAGACACATCGCCGACTGGTGAGAACGGAGCGCTTGTGTGGTCAACACAAGAGGGGCGGCTCCTTACTTACAACGAGGACGCGGGGAGATATGGAGTGGTGGGAGTAGATTCAGCATTAGAAGCTATTAAAATGCCGTCCGTAAACTATTACTCGTTTGTGGCATTGATCACATCTACGACGTTAGCATTGGCGGCAAATCGACAGTATTTTTTACCATTCTACCTGACCGAGGACAGAAGCATTACTGCGATGGGTTATAATGTTACAACGGCAGCATCTTCGGGATCAGCATCAGTTGGTATCTACAATACGCAGGTCGTTAACGGCATCTCGATGCCTTACCAATTATTGACGTCTGCAACGAGGATGAACATTACTACAACCGGCATCGAGACTGCTACTCCAAGTCCAAGCATAACGTTGCGTGTTGGCATAATGTATTGGGCATCGATCTTAGTAACTGCTAATGTTACCGTACGTGCGTGTGCACCAGTGACTCGTATGCTTAACATGTTTTTCAACTCTATCACATCGGTATATCTAAACAACAATACCGGCAGTCTCGTCAACCCAGCACCAACAGATAATTATATCGCACAATCGTTAACAGCACCACTCCTCATTTACACCTAACCATGCCCCGCCCGACTCGAGACACATGGATTGAAATCCGTGCAGAGCGCGAAGCTGGAGCGAGCTTCGGCGAGCTGGCGGCGAAGTACGGCGTCAGCAAGACCGCCATTGTCAAGCGTGCGAACAAGGAGGGATGGGGCGATGGGACTGATGTTGCTGATGTCATCCGTCGCAAAGTCAACGAGAAGCTCACTGGCACGACGGTGCCCGCCGACAAGAAAGCACAAGCGATTGATGCAGCGGCGGAGAGAGCAGCGGAGATTGTCAGGCGTCATCAGGAGGAGACCAACGCTGCACGTGAGCGTCTCTATGCAGGGCTCAAGGCACACAAGGCGGCAACGACGCGAGAGGAGAAGGTGCTTGCGTTCGAAGATTTGAAAGCGGCAAAGATAGCGGCAGAAACGCTTGCAATTATCCAACGACTCGAGCGTATCAACTGGGGCTTAGACGACACCAAGCCGAAGATGGAGATTGTCATTGAGCGTAGTTACGGAGTGATGCCATGAACGACTGGATTGCTGGCAAGATTGAGCATTGGAGTATTGATAAGCTCATTCCTTACGCACGCAATGCGCGCACGCACTCGCCTGCTCAGATTGACCAGATTGCAGCAAGCATTGCAGAGTTCGGCTTCATAAATCCCATCCTTGTTGGCAGCGATGGTGTGATTGTTGCTGGTCATGGTCGGCTCGAAGCGGCACGCAAACTTGGTATGCAGACTGTCCCCGTGATAGTGCTCGACCATCTAACACCAACGCAACGACGCGCACTTGTGATTGCCGACAATCGCATTGCTGAGAATGCTGGCTGGGATGTGGAGATGCTGTCATTGGAACTCGCGGAATTACAAGAGCTTGATTTTAACTTAGAGTTGACGGGATTTAGCGACGAAAAATTCGGATTGTTATCGTTGGAAGATAGAGATGAAGAGCAATCAGAATCAAGCGCTAAAGAAATTGACGTTGATAGTTACAAGATGATGCACAAGTGTCCAAAATGTGGGTTTGAGTTCAATGACAGTGGAAAAACCTGAGTGTGCGTGGAGCTTGAAAGACCTTGAGTCTGTGCCACGAAACGGACTTAAAGTTATGACCACATTTGCGGGTGGTGGCGGTTCCAGCTTAGGCTATAAGCGTGCTGGATGTGATGTAATTGCTGCTAATGATATTGACCCAGAAATGGCGTGGCATTACAAGCAGAATCTAAATTCGAAGCACTATTTTTTGTGCTCTATCAGAGACTTGATCAACAATGATCTGCCTGATGAGCTTTATAATCTTGATATTCTTGACGGCTCACCGCCGTGTAGTACGTTCAGCATGGCAGGCAAGAGGGAGAAGACATGGGGCAAGGAAAAATACTTCCGAGAAGGTCAAGCCAAGCAAGTGTTGAGCGACCTGTTTTTCGATTATTTGGCACTCGTTGAAAAGTTAAGACCTAAGGTTTCTATTGCCGAAAACGTCAAAGGGATGTTGATCGGCAATGCGAAAGGCTATACCAAAATGATAATGGCTCGGCTCAAAAAGATTGGCTACAGACCGCAATTATTTTTCCTCAATGCTGCTGATTGTGGCGTACCGCAAAAACGTGAGCGCGTGTTTTTCATTGCTGTGCGAAATGATATTGAAGTACCGCCGTTGAAGCTGGCTCCGAAGCATCGATGGATTAGCGCTGAAGAGGCGACTCGTGACTTGCAAGTGCTGACAGAATCAGAGCTTGCCGACACTGCGCCAACTAATATAGATCGTCTATTCTATCACTTGACAAGACCTGGTGATTCTTACGATACTGCATGCATGATGTTACGCGGAAAAAAATCGTATTTCAATTGGGTTCGCTTGCACAAAGACATGCCAGCACCAACATTAACTGCAAGACATCATGTATTTAGCCATTGGTCGGAAATGCGCAAGCTGACGTTTCGAGAAGTAAAACGACTCAGCTCATTCCCAGATGACTATGTTGCAAGAACAGATAGGATTGGCAAGTATATAGTAGGCATGAGTGTGCCGCCTAAGATGACAGAGCAAGTAGCGCGTGTTGTAATTGATCAATGGCTATTACGATGACATGCGTCATCCGCATTTCGCCGCTGTCTCTCCACGCTGGTCAGCGTCGCGTACTCGAGACAACTGCGCGCTTCAAGGTAGTAGCGGCAGGACGACGATTTGGCAAGACTCTGCTCGCAGTTGAGTGGCTCACGTTGATGGATGGCGGAGCAATCGAGGGATTCCCCGTTGCATACTTCGCGCCAACTTACAAGTTGAGTTTCGAGGTATGGGACAACGTTGTGCGCACGCTGCAATCAGTGACGCAGCGCTCATCTCGGACTGAGAGACGTATCGAGCTAATCACTGGTGGCGTGATAGACTTCTGGACGTTAGAGGACAAGGACGCTGGTCGAGGACGCAAGTATGCTCGACTTGTCATTGATGAGGCAGCACATGCGACCTATCTCAGGGAGGCGTGGGAAGAATCAATACGCCAGACGTTGATTGACTTCAAAGGCGAAGCGATGATAATCTCGACGCCGAATGGGCGGAACTACTTCTACGACCTCTACATGCGTAGTCTTGCAGACAAGGAGTGGGCATCGTTCCAAATGCCAACTTCGGCAAACCCGTTCATCTCTCCTGACGAAATCGAGCAAGCACGACGTGAGTTGCCCGACCTTGTTTTTCGGCAGGAATACCTTGCGGAGTTCGTCGCGATGAGCGGCGGGCTCGTCAAATCGGAGAACATCATCTACGCGGAGCCAACTATAACCGATGATGCGCAGATAGTCGTAGGTGTTGACCTTGCCATCAGCAAGTCAGTGCTCGCCGATTACACTGCAATCGTCACTGCCATCCATAAGGACGGTAAGGTTATCATCGCTGATGTGCAACGCGGGCGTTGGAACTTCCGCGAGGTAGTCGAAGTCATCAAGCACGTTGCGCAGAACGCTTCGCTGGTCGTCATAGAAAGCGTGCAGTACCAAGCGGCGGTTGTGCAAGAATTGATAGCTACAACACAGCTTCCAGTCATCGAATACGTGCCCGATAAGAATAAGATTACACGGTTTCTCCCATTACTTGCACGCATTGAACATGGGCAGGTGATGTTCTCGCATTCATTGCCACGATGGTATTTCGACGAGTTGTTATCATTCCCAGTTGGACAGCACGACGATTGTGTGGACGCGTCTGTCTATGCAGCACTCGTTCCGCTGAGAAACAACCTGCAAATCTTGGCTCTTTGATTTCGTATTTTGGCGAGAGTACAAAAGTGGCTTCAAGATGGACAACGAAATCGCTTGGCGCTTACTCAACATTGCGACCACGATATTGATTACGATGCTAATGTACACTATCAGACAGTTGGCGTCGGACGTGCGTAGTTTGACGCAACTACTTGGTGACTTACGTGATAGGGTTGCACGGTTGGAGGGGCGAACCTATGTCGAGTGAGAATAACATCACTCCCGTGCCACCTTATAATCCGATGCCTCATTGGTATCGAAAACGAGATGATGAGCAACGGCGCATACTAACAGAATGGCTGCGCCGAGATATGTACAACCACTATCGTACCAATCCCATGAGTCGAGACCGGAAAACAACAATCGCTGGTGTGCTTGCAGGAGTTGCAATGATTTTGCGAGCGCTGAACATCGCTGACATCCCAGAGTTCATCTTAGATGCAGTGACGGCGGTGGCGGTGTTCTTGCTTGGTCTCTTCGCAAGCGACAAGCGGAAGAATGGATGAGTCCATTTTCAATGAGTGCGTTGAGCTCGTCAAGCACTTCGAGGGCTTCCGAGCTAAGCCATACTTGTGTCCAGCAGGTTACTGGACAATTGGGTATGGCACTCGCTCTGAAGAGACAGCGGCGCCAATCACTCAAGAGCAAGCAGAGCAGCTTTTGAGGAAAGAGTTGCAAAAATTGCAACGGTCACTTGTGCATTACATGCTCAAGGATTCAGAAGTTGCGGCGCTATCATCGCTTGCTTACAATGTAGGATTATCGACCGTGCGCAAAGGCACTCTCTACAATGCACTCAAAATAGGATACAAAGACCAGTGGTATATGATCCTGCATTACTCAAAGTCAGGCGACAAGCGACTTCGTGGACTATTGCGTCGTCGTTGTGCTGAGCTAATCCTTGCGCACGGTGGTGATTGGCGCACGTGGAAACGCTATGACAAGAGACTGGCAGACCTATTACAAGACCATACGCTCGCATACACGATAGGCAATGAAATTATTCGAGGCGTTAAAGAGACGCAAGCCAATCGAGCAGCGTAGCTCGCTCGCGGCGGCGATTGTGTCGCAGCTGAATAAGGCAGCAAGCGGGAGCAATCTTGCCACCGTATGCGAGACGTATTTCGTTCAATCCGCAAGTGAGGCTCGTTATAATCACGATTGGCTTGACAGCAGTCTCAAGGACATTGCACGCTACTACATTACGACGGGAGCTGTTGCAATCCATCGTGTTGATGCAAGTGGTAACCTTGAGGCGTTGCCATACGGTGGAGAAGATGGATTTGCAGTGCGTGCAATTGGAGGAGAGCCGAAGGTTTTCATCCGCGGCAACGCAGCAAGCGATTACGAAGTTGTGACGTGGGGAGCACGAGCGTTGAATGAAATTGTTGCTCCTCGAGACCTTGCAAAGGATGAGTTGGCGCTCGACAAAATCGTGCGTGATTATGTGCAGACGTCAATCGCAGCAGATGAGTACTTCCGTCGTGCAATCATCCCTGATCCGTCTGTCGTCCTTACGCAAGAGTCGTTGAACCAGCTGCGCTCTTCATTACTCTCTGCCCATCTTGAAAGCAAGGGCGGCACGATGATTTTACCAGCACGCTTTGAAGTTCAATCGTTCGAACCGTTACTTGAAGCCCTCAATTTTGAGAAAATTGCACTCGCTGTTGAGTCGCGTTGCGCGGCGATTTACGGCATCCCCACCATATTACTCGGACTGCAATCGAGTGCTGCCCATTCGACCTACGCCAACTACGAGCAAGCAAGACTCGCCTACGTCCATAACATCCTTGTACCATTTTGGCAGGCGGTGGGTGATGCGGTTGCGCGACTTACTGGGGAGGAGATAGCGCTCGACCGCGATAGTGTACAAGCGCTGCAGGAAAGTGCTGTATCAAGCACAGTTGCGCTCTATAAGGAGGGCATTATCACACTTGATGAGGCACGAGAGCGCTTGGGTTATGAATCTGTAGGCAGCATTGAGACCACTCAACAGATGGTGGAGCAGGAGAGCGAGGAGCTTTGGTATCAGCGTGTGCAAGGTTCCTACTCTCTTCTCGAGCAGCGCATAGCATCAGCGATGAGAGCGGAGCTGTCGGCTATCGTCTCTGAGCTTGAGACAGTGGACAGTGTTCAGCGTGAGTTGATACTTCGTAGCGCAGGGCGACGCGTTGCAGCAAAGATTCAGCAGGCTGCATCAACGTCTGTGCGCTCGATTGTTCGTGACGCATTCCAAGAGGCGCGAAGCAAGACGGATAAATTCCTCGAAGATCCCGTCGCAAAGGTGGTCAGCTCTGCTGATAGCATCATCGCTGAGATTGTGGAGCACGACATGCAATACACATCGGCGACGCTCTACGACAAGTTGAGCGCTGATGCAGTGATTGACCTTGCACACGTTGCGCTGGTGGCACGGACACTCTCGACGACAATCGTTGCAAGGTTGCAGACAGAGACGTGGGCGACGATGAACCAATTGCTCAAGGATAAGCGTCGAACAATCAAGAAGTATTGGATTTCACAACGTGATGACAAGGTGCGTGACCATCACCAAGAGGCGGACGGTCAAGTCGTGCCAGTTGATGGAAAATTCAAACTTAGAGACAGCAAAGGTGGCATAGAGTTGTGCGATCATCCTGGTGATGCACGACTCTCGCCAGCCAATCGTATCAATTGCAGGTGTGTATTACGTCCACGAAGAGGTTAACAATGAACAATCGTCAACTCATCACATTAGCACTTAGAGAGGCAAGCAACGGGCGGATTGTGGCCTATGCATCCGTCTTCGACGTTGTCAGCCAGAGCGGCATCATCATTCGCAAGGGAGCATTTGCGCAGTCACTCGATACGCTCAAGACCAACGGCTATCTCCTCTACAACCACGACCGCGATGGCTTGCCGATGGGCATCATTGAGAGCGCGCAGGAGGACGATTACGGGTTGCTCATCACAGCACAATTCCACTCCCATCCTCAAGCGCAGTCGTTGCGACAAATCGTCGAAGAGCGCATTGCTGCGGGTGTTGAAGTGTCGATGAGCATTGCTTTCTACGTTGACGGTTACGAGCAGGATAGCGAGGGTCATGTTATCGTCACGCAAGCGCAGATTGTTGAGTGCTCCATCGTCTTATTCCCGGACAATCCCGAAGCACGAGTTATCACTGTTCAAGAGCGCAAGCCACTTCGTGAACAGATTCGAGATGCTATCTCTGCAATCGAGGCGGCAACGTTCGAGGCGTCGTACACGACTAACAGAATCAAGGCATTGGCACAACTTCGAAAGCAGGAGAACAGAGACATCAGCGACGAAACCAAATCAACAATTGAGACGTTGTCCCAGCACGTCGAGCGCCTTCAAGCAGCGCTGGCAAGCATAGCGCATGACTTGGACGCAAGCGTCCACGAGACTAAGCAAGAGGCGTTTGACATTAACGAATATGTTAAACTATTTGAATATGAATTACAATGACGACTAAACAACTTGCCGAACAACTACGAGAGCTCGCGCGTGAATTGCGTGAGAATTACCAACAAATGAGTGATGATGAGCGGAAGGCAAAAATTGCCACGCTCAATGAGCTGCGTAACAAGTATGATGACTTGAAGCAGATTGAGGAGCTTGCGCAAATCCAACAGGAGACTGACGTCAAGCCCATCACGCAAGGCAACAAGCCGCAGAAGAGCATTGTTGAAGCTATCATCGAGTCCGATGCTTTCAAGCAGGCGCTCACGACGCGTGGGATGCGACCCTATGTCGTGCAGAATGTGACTATCCCGACTCCAACGTACAGCTACACAACGCTCTCCCCCGCGCTTGTTCCGACGTCGCAGTTGGTGGGCACGCTTGTCTCTGTTGGTACGCGTCAAGCAGCTAATACGCTCTATGCGCGTGAGACCACAACATCGCTCAAAGGGTCGGCTGCTCCTCGATCCAAAGGTGCTCCCAAACCGACGACAAACATTACCTATGAATCGGTGCAGTCGATTGCGCAATCCATCGCACACCTCGTCAAGGTGGCGGAAGAAGACCTCAATGACATTGCAGCTCTGCGGCAGACCATCGAGCAACGAGGCATCAATCAGATTTTGGCGACCGAAGAAGACCAAGTCGTGAATGGCAACGGAACAGCTCCGAACCTGTTGGGTATCCTCAACACGACTGGCGTAGTTACTGCTGCGCAAGGTACCGACACGTTGATTGACGCGATTGTCAAATTAATTGGCACGCTTGAAGGCAATGGTGCTAACGTCACCACAATTGCAGTCAATCCGAGCAAGTGGGCTGACCTTGTGCTTGCGAAGGATACCACTGGTGCTTATCTCAATGTCGTTGTTGACGACCGTCTCTTTGGTGTGCCCATCATTCGCTCTCCGTTTGTCGCAAGTAACAAGGTCATTGTCGGTGACAATCGCTATGCAACCTTGTGGCGCGTACAAGGTGTTACCGTTGCCGTCGGAACGGAAGGCGATGACTTCGCGCGTAACCTCGTATCGATTCGGATTGAAGAGCGTGCTGCTCTTGACGTCTATCGTCCCCAAGCTTATGGTGTACTAACATTGGCATAAGATGCTAACGTCACTTGAGACGTTTCGTTCTCGATGTGGACTCCAGGGTACTGAGCTGGATATCCACTTAGACAATGCGCTTCGGGCTGCTCACCAGGAAGCGACTGCTTGGCTTGGGCAGCCCGTTGTGCGCTCTATTATTCAAGGCACTACTACATGCGTCCCGCATCAGATATCAGACAGGCATGTTGCGATTGTGCCAGCAAGCATTGACATCAACCTGCTGACGCTCTATCGAGACACTGACAACGTGGACATTGCGCCGCAGTGTTCAACGATGGGTAACGTCATCTATCTTCCGTATGAAGAGGAGCTCGGCACAACGTATCGCTACACGTTAGAGACAGGCTGGACGCAAGCAACTGCACCAATGCTTGTTGTTGATGTCATCTATGCGATTGCGTTCTATCTTCTGTTGCAGACGCAACTGTTGCAGTACAGCGCCGCTGGATTGACGAGCGAGTCACGAAGCGAGAGTGGTGCTGTCACCGCCTCGAGGAACTACGATGAGAAATACGTCCAACGTCAACTTGAGAGGCTAAACCGATGGCGCCTACTGCTGTAACAGAGTGGAAGTTACCACTTGCTGAGAGGATGAACCGCCTGGCACGGGAATGGCTTGTAGAGCGCGTGCCAGCGATTATGCAAGTCTACGTTGAGGAGCACTTCCACGCAGGACAGCGACCGGGACCGAGAAACCTAACAGATAAGCTCTACGTCAACACTGGACGTTTGGCTCGTAGTTTTGCGCCGTTCGCCCGTGAAGGTGTTCTGCGTGTGAAAGGTCTCAACGTCGAGTATGGCACACGTGTGCCTTATGCAGCAATCCATGAATACGGTGGGCGGGCTGGACGCATGAGACGTGCTCGAATTCCTGCGCGACCTTACTTGAGACCTGCGGTAAAGCGAGCACGCAAGGAGCTCGTTGAATTGTATCAAGCAATAATGCAAGAGGCATTGCGATGACAGCATATACAACATTCATCCGCTTACTCAATGACCTTCGTCGAGCGCTCGAAACAACAAATGAGAAGGCTCGACACGAGGAGGAAATCAGGGTTGTTGGCTATCGGATGGAACTCGAGGAAGCGCTCGAAGAGGGCGGCATGTGGAGAGCAGATATACTTGTCATCGCGAACACGACAAGCGACGTCAATACGATTACGTCTATCATTACTCGCATTGAAGACCTGATGTTGATGTGTGCCAAATTGGGCATCATCCTCTTCGTCCGCAGCATCACATCATTAGATGACACGACACCGACGACACGTAAATCACTTGCGGTAGAGTTAGAAGCAGCATGGCGCGACTGAGCATCGTCAACATCACGACGCTTGAGGATATGCAGCGACCTGCGTATCAGCAGATGCTGTCGTCGTTACCTCGAGGTGAGGATGTTGAGTGCGTGTCGCTTATCACCTATCACGATGAGCGGGAGCTCAAGGAGAGGATTGACGTCATTGAAAGCGGATTGCGTGTACGTGTCTATGAGGGTGGCATTGGCATCAAGCCATCGCTTGCAGTGGCACGTACGATTGTAGAGCAGCTTGCTCGTGGTGAGTGGTGCTTGTGGATTGATAGCGATGATCTACTCATCACTCCTGAGCGAGTAGTTGATTGCGTGCGCAATGCTCCTGGTGGAGTCGGTGCCTACTATTGTCACGTTGTCGGCATGCAGCAGATAGAAGGGCAAAGCACAGTGCTCTATCACGTCGAACAACCCCGACTTTACCGCAAAGGTGCAGGGCGATGGGTGGGTCGCATGCATGAAGTGTTGAAAATCGAAACTTGGACAACTGCAAAAGCGAATATACTTATCGAGCATCATGGTTACATTTGCACACGTGAGAAGCAGCGCGAGCGGTTGCTTCGCAACCTCCGTGGTGTAGCGCAGACGTTGGATGACTGCTGGGACGACGCCAGTCTGCGTGAGCACTACCTACACGTGTTGCAATCGAACCTTGATGCATATTTTGGTTTGTCTAACAATTATTGAGAATCAATTATGGCAAGCGTATTACATGGCGGTCGTTATCTTGTCGTGTACACTGCGACACTTGGTGCCACACCGTCAATCGGATCGACGCCTGTGTTCACGTGCGACGCGCAAATCAAGACACAGGTAGACTACAACGCTACCGAGTCACACAAGATTGACGTTGAGCACATCAAAGACGACTCTGGTCTGCAGAGCTTCATCGATACCTACGTTGACGTAACGCAGACGTCTGATGTTGAGACCATCACGTTCGAGGATGGTTCCAAGTCATCGGGCGCACCTACGGGCAATGCGTTGTTGCTCATCGTCAAGGGCGGGCTTTCTGGAGCAGCGCGCAAAATCTACACAGCGGTCGTGAAGATTGACCCAACGTCTGCTTCGTGGACGCAGGAGGGCAACAAGTACAATCGTCCGAAGCTCGCGTTCAATAGCGTTGAACCTGGCGGTGTGGTAACTGTCCCAACAACGTACTACACAGGTATCGCAACGACGCCAGGACAGATTACGTTTGGTTTGGGTAGTGTGAAGTTTGGAAGAATCCACTACGCCTAAAAACGATGGTGCGCCGAGTGATGCAGCCCACATTGGTTATACATACATGCCGTTCAACTCTTCCCTCTTCACTGCAGAGCTCGGCGCACTATTATTATTCACCATCGTAACGAGAGACAATGAAGCTCACTACGCCAAAGCGCACAATTGAGGTAACGCTGCCACGACTAACGCTTCGAAATGAGTCGTCGCTGCGACAGTGGTACAATCGCCTTCAGGACATTGCACGAGAGCATGCGCTGACTGGCGACGTGTTGGCACGACTCTTGGTTGAGGCACAGAAGCGCGACTACGACTTGTCCCATCTCATCACGTCAAATGGCTCGTTGACCGAGTACGCTCAGCAACACGACGCTGAAGAGTTGCGTGACATGATTCTCGATATCATCAGCGGTGATGTTGAGTTGGTCAAGTTGCTAATCTCCATTCAGCACTACCCGCGTACGCAGCAGGCATACTTGGCAGGCGTTGAATTCTTACGCGACGTGTGTGGTGTTGTGCTTGACGAAGACGAATTGCAAGAGACGCCATACGATGAGGTGGCGCAAGTCGTCGAAGAGTTTTTTCGATACTTGCGCTGATGCTTATGCTTACGAATTGCACATAAATCGGACAGAACCCCTTGCAACACTCAAGTATGTTGACGACTACGGTGATGAGCTTGAGGACACAAGCGCGATGCA